GGACGTATCCAGATCAGCGGCAGCGACCGTTCCATCTAAGATCGTAGAGCTATCTACCGTCTCGGATGCCCTAAAGAACCCGGACGGCTTTGGTATTCCTACCATTTTATCATCTCCTAAAAATAGATAACCATTTAGGTTATCTGAATTTCCACAAAGGCGTTCGGATCATGGAAGGCGATACCGACATCCTGATAGAGATGCACCTCAATGTTCTTGATAGGCTTCCTCGGATAGTTCTCATCGATTGTCAGCCCACGCGCCTGGATTAGCTCAGCGGCTTCCCTGTTTTTGGTGACGATGTAGACATATCCCGCAGTGACCTGATCATTGGTGACCATCCAGGAAGTATCGTCCGGGCTCCGGCCAAACAATGGACCTACCGACCTGTAGATAGGCTCGGAGTTGTCGCTGTAAGGATCTTTCTGCCAAAATGCATCCATGCTAGCAGCGGAACCGATCAGATAGAGGTTCTTGAGGTTGGTCCGGTACTTGGAAGCCAGCTTGCCGCGTGCGACCCTGCAATCCTCGTAGATGTCTCTGTTTGTGTCAGAGGTCAGCCACGCGCCGATGTTCCCGGTGTTGACTCCAGAAGACGCGGCGGCGGTAACTGCCCCTAACTCATTTAACCCTGCCTGAACATCTACTCCAGATATGTTATTTACAGTCCTGCCCGCAAACCAAACCTTATCCTCTCCTCGGAAGATCTTGGCCATGCAGCCTTCGACATATCTCCTCTGGAGCATAGGGTCTTTTGCCAGGTCGTCTTCGTTCATCACGAAGAAATCCGGCCATCTCCACAGAGGAGTGTTTTCGGTCGTGCTGCCCAGGGATACCTCGACACCTGGCGTCTTCTTGGACTTAGGGACCACATCATCAGACGCGAAATCGATCTTATTGATTTCGTAGGCCTCGGTGGTCTCTGGTACCTGAGTTACAACAGTACATTTCCGGGCCATCTGGTTGTCCAGATTGATATCATACCATTCAGAGATGTAATCATAGAAGGTAGCGGTAAACTGTCCAGGAACTATACCGCTGCCATAAAGCATATCAGTAGCCATTTTATTTCACCAGCTTTACTAAGCATTGATAGAGCCTGGTTATTGTGTCGGTGCCACCAGTGGCACATATGACAGTTGTCGGGATCTCAAAGCCGATCACGGTTGATGTCAGAGACGCGACCCTGTTCACCATGCCAGCGCCGTTGTCATCCTCGATGTAGATGTAATCTCCTACCCCTATGCCCATTGTGGCAATCTCACCAGCTACCATTGTAGCGGAAGTATCACCTACGGCAACGCTTGATGCGGGCGTCTTGTAGGACTTGGAGCCCATTGTGACAGACTGCAAGGCTTTGGCTACGGTGGCAACAGTGAATATGGTGCCGTCTGTAGATCCGGCTTCCTCCAGAATGCCATGTGCTCCTGGAGTGCCATCACCGAAAATACCGACCTCCAGGAAGTCGCCTACATCGATGTTAGTTGCGCCGCTGTTAGGCATTACCAGCGCATAGCCGATATCATCTATGATAGGGACCATCTCATAGGTCTCAAAGAATCCGTCGTACTTGCCTTTGGTCAGGCCTTCGGGCCTATTGCCTGCTATACCCAGGATACTGGTTTGGGTTTCGGCAGCGGCTACCGTTTCGGCTCCGGCTGTCACCGAACTCAGCGTGACCACCGCACCACATGCGATCCGGGAAGCTGCCGGGTAAGATACGTATTGATTGCTGCCAGTCGTGGCAACTTTTCTAGGAACTACCATTTGTAATCATCTCCTCTTAAATAATGCAGCATCTGCCTTGGCTCTTGAGGAGGCTACCAGATCACCAGCGGCATTGGTCGTCTTCTTGCCAATTGCTGCCTTCTTCTCCGCTTCTGTGAGTAGTTTGGCTGAATTAGTTATTTTCCATGCATCGAACTCAGTTGGGTTCATGCCTTTTACTTCCAGCCAAATTTTATCTATATCAGTTGCAGCGGCCGCATTGAGGTTCTTTTTCTTGAATTCCTCTTTTTGGGTTGCATCTTTGGCAGCATCTTCAGCTACGACCTTGCCCTTGAATGCCTCATTTAGAGTCTTGTGTTCAGTAGCCAGCCCTTCCAGTTTTGTGGTCAGTGCTTCGATCGCCCCGGCCTGTCCGGTTATGATCTCCTTAGCAGCGTTGAGCTGCTTTTCAAATTCGGCTTTCAGAGCCGCTATATCTTCAGTCATTTGGTCAGCCTCATTTTTTTGTTTCTTACAGTCTCGCCGTCTCACATTCCCATTCTCATCCAGCTCCAGGCTCGGAGGTGCCTTGATAAGCTCTTCGATTGGATCTTTCTTTTTGCCTTTTGCATTCTGGAATGGGCCACAGTTATCAGCACTTGAACACGCCCCATGAGTTCCGTCAAAAAACATCGCATATTCCCCTAGCACGTAGGGACCTATCTCTTTGGCCTGATATTGCTTATCGCCAAAGATACCAGTCTCACTTCTCACAGGTGTAAAATAACCAGGCGAACCGTCTAAGTTTTGGCGGTTTGCTACCTTCTCGTTTTCTTCAGATGTCAGCAAGTTCTTATATAATCGTGAAATTCCAAACACATCTCTCTTATCCTCGCGGGCAGTAGCAGAGATTACATGACCTAACCGCCTGTCGTCGGGCCGTATAGTATCCGTTTCGATATGTTTTGGGGTGATCGGAGTTCCCACAAACCAGGGGGCAGATGCCTTCAGGGCCTCGAAGGTCTTTAGGGTGGGAATGCCATTGGTGCCAGTCCACACACCTTCCTTGGCGAATACGGTGGGCACATCATAGTATTCATCTGTCTCTATGATATCCCCATCCACATAGGCTGCGTTAGTGACCTTTACCGGGCTTTCACCCAGCAAATGTTCTGTTATATCCTCTAGATCGATCTCTTCGCCACCGCCTTCTAAGGCCCGTTTGGCTTTGGCCGTGCCGCCAGCGCTACCCCTGGCGCGCTTATGGATCTCGGCTTTGACCTGATCGAAAATCATAGCGTGGCCGGTAACGAATTTGTGGAATGCTTTGAGGTAATCTACAGAGAGTTCGGTCATTTTTTGCCCTTCTTTGATTTTGCCACATTCAACGCAATGGCCACCGCTTGCTTTTGCGATTTACCAGAATCTTTGAGTTCCTTGATGTTTTCGCCTATAGCGGCTTTACCTTTTTTGAGTGGAATTGGAATCACCGCTTGATCTTCTTTTTTCCCAGCATTACCAGCCCACTCGCCCTAATCGCCCTATCCAGCTTCTTTAATCGCCTGGCAATTGGCCGGGCAATCTTGAAGCTATGGGATCGCATTGCTAGAGTTACCAAAAAGGATTCATCCATTTAGATCATGCCTCCGCCTAGTGAATTGTATTCGTTTGCCATCTGAGCCAATCCGGCCTCATCCAAGGCGGGTAAGTTGTCATGCATGGCCCGATATTCGTTAGGGGAAATAAGCCGGTTCATGGCCCCGTCCAATGCCTCCCTATGCTTTGCCGCCTTGTCTTCTGGTACTATCGGCCACCACTGGAATTCTACCGTCCATCCAGCGAAGCCGTTAATTTCAAGGATGTTGCTATAAAACTCTTCAAAGGGCCGGGCACATATCTCCCTCCATCCGTTCACAATTAGCTGGAAGAGTTCTAAGGCAGGAGCACTCGATTTGCTGATTGCACTTCCCAAAGTATCAAGGATATTCGTCGGTATTAGGTGGCTTGTAATCTCTCTGATCAGATATTGGTCAATCTCGATGGGTGGCCTGGCAGACAGAGCCGGGTAATCTAGCTTCGTGCCCGGCGGCATCAGGAAAGCCGTATCGGTGGATTGGGCCTTAATTACCTTGTCGAGGTATGACCACACCTCAGACGGGATGCCCATCGTCTTGGTGCCCTGGTAGGCATCCTCCCCGGCCATCGCGGTTACATAATTGAAATCGATGATGCCCACCGCGTTGGGTGCTGCCACCCGTTGCAGGTATTTCATTACAGCCTGAGATCTGGCAAAGGACCACTGCCGGATTGTTGGGATAATTGAGGCTATGTAGCTGAGATCGCCTGGCGTCTCATCCCTGATATGCAGGATTTGCTCTGCATCAATCTCTATAGGCTTGCCAGTCCTACTTTGCGACTGGTAATAATGGATTGAATCATCATTATTATCTGTAACTATGCCCTTAAGCAGTGGGTCCGAGAAATATTGATCCGAGTTCCTGGCGTTGTCCGGGGCAACCTCGAAGGATAAAGGTTGCAGATGCTTGAAGACATCTGGTATGGTCCATTGGTCCGCCGTGACCATCGAATAATTATAGATGGCATGCCGATATCCGAGGGTGTCAAAGAACGCCGCCCTGATTTGCTTCCTGCTTTCGACAACTTTATCTTCCAATAGCAGGCCTTTCTGAGCTTCTGCGATCTTGACTTCGTTTGCCTTTTCTTCCACTGGAGGGAGCGGCTTAATATCGTAGCCGTTGAAAGCGATTTTGCTTATTGGCAAGAGGAGCCCCTGGACAGGTGGAACGGACAGGGCCGAATTGATCGCACCGCAATTGATATTTCGATCAATGCTGGCAAAGCCGCTGCTAGATATGGCTACATTGACCCGGCCTGTGGTCTTGCCATTGGCCGCGTTGGTAAATTTTCTATGAATCCGAGTCATGTAACCTCTATGAGAATTGTATGCCGGAGCTGGAGATTTGGCTTGGCGCGGTGAATTGGGCAATTGGTTGCTTTTTATTTTGCAAACCAGCAACTACAGCCTCTATCGCGTCCGGACCATCGTCATGAGCATTCTTATCCGGAAATATGCGGAATTGATTAATCAATTCTCTATAAACCCTTGCCCAATCTTCCCTGAAGCAGAGCTGTCCATTGTTGAAATGTCCTTCCAATGACCTTATGCGGTCTACCTTTGGCTTAGTATGCCAGACCAATTGATAGGGTACTACGATTCCTGCTCTTTGTTGCTCTTGCCTAAGCAGGATCTCAAAGTTGCTTCGTTGTCCTTTGTCCCATGCGGATTTTGCTATCTCCAGGGAGTTGGCTTCTATCCAGACAGATTGATACTTGTATTGCTGTTGAGCCTCAATGAGCTTTGTGATTGACTTGCTTTGGACATCAACGGAAAGGTCGCATTCCCACACAAGCCACCTGCCATCGGGTAAGATCGCAATAGTGACCAGGGCTGCGAAATCGTTTCCTCCCTTGGAGAGATCGAGAGAGCCGTATAATTTGCACTTCGATAGGTCAACTTCCTCGATGGAAATCTTGGACATCTTATCAGCATTAAAAATGGCATACTCATCATTATGAGGATCTTGCTGATATACCGACATCCAATCATAATCAGATTTTGCTTTTGCTGATAAGTAGTAAGACTCTGGATATCGTTCCGGCCAAAGCCATTCGCCGGGTTGTCTATGGTCATAATCATTTGGGGCAACCGCTTCAGCCGGAAACCTTAAGACGGTCCATTGATCATTATTAGGATCTTCTTCTGCCTTCTTAAGTAACGTCCCTGCTAAATCTTCTTCTTTCCATCGAGTAACGGTTAGCAATATCCGAGCATTCGCCTGACCTTCGCCGCTGGTAGATTGCCTCGTCCAGAAATCACCATCATACCAGGATTGCACTCTTTCCCTAATTGCTTTCGACTCTGCATCATTTCGGCCCCGGTATGGGTCATCTATGATGCCGTGAGTCATCGGGTTTCCAGAAATTCCGCCACCGATGCCGGTACATACATAGCTGCCAGTATGATCTACTATTTCAAAATTGTCGGCATTCTTAAGCCATGTGTCGTTTGCCACGGTGACTATGTTTTTACCAAACAGTCGGGAATCAGGAAATACTTTTGCATACGATTTCGATGTCATGATCCGTTGCACGGATCTGTTCATTTTCCTGGCAAGATGGGACCCATAAGAAGCTGTAATTATCTTTGCTTCGGGGTCGCGGCCAAATATCCAAGCGGGAAGATTCCTAGAAACGAGTTCCGATTTTCCATGCTGAACCGGCATGAAAAGCATAAGCCGGGGGATCGCATCTTTTCCTTGTCCAAACGCCCATTTTTCCAGATACTGGCAGATTACTTTATGATACCAAGCAGGCCGATAATTGGGTTTTACATATCGAACAAAATCGATGAAGCTTTTTTGTGCTAATTCGCGATCTATCTCATCATCACTGAAGCCCAAGGGATCTATATTCTTCCCTCGTATAATAGCACTTCCCGCCATAAATCTCGTCTATTATATATGTGAATATATACTGCCATCTATCGCGATTCATGTTCGCTAGTATGTTATGCTTTGGGCAAACGGCGGCGAATAGAGGACGATTGCCATTGCAACAAACTTTCTTATCATAATTCACATGATGCACATGAAGACGACGGATTAATTCACCCTCGCGTTTCCCACATATCAAACACTCATGATCAAAGAACGCCCGCACACGCTCCTTGAATTCATCATTGAACTTATTACAGTAGGGTTCATAACCGATGCCGCCCGCCCATTCTGGATTACCTTCGCCTATCATGCTTTTTGCTTTGCACTCATGAGAACAATATACACGTTTCTGAATTTTTATGCGACTAGGCAAACGTTCGATGGGTTTATTGCATATAGCACATTTCAATTCTATCGCGGTTTTTTTATCAGAAGCGAAGCATTCTCTACTACAATAGACTTTGCCGCCACACGCAGAGATTCGCGATTTCAGAACGCTTCGATAAAACGCTTTGCCACAATGACCACAAATCAAATTCGATCCGGTTTTCTTCCAGATACCATAACATATTTTGCTGCAAAAATGATGCTTCGCGCGTGCTATGTCTTTAGGTCTTCTTCTGAATGATTGCTTGCATGTTTCGCATATATGTTCTACTAAACGTGCCAATTGCTACACCTCTCGTTGTGTATCTCGGAAATCTTAAGCTGTCAAATGGTCCGAGAAAACCATCTTTTGGGAGCTACCCTAGACAGCAATATAGTAATGCACTGCCGACTATTTAACCATTGCTATCAGCATTCAACGCGGTTTTCATCTCTTTCAATGCTCTTAATTGATCAACTGATAATTTCGATAAATCGGAAACGTTTATTGAGTTGTTTTGTGTAATCGATTGTGGTTTTTCTTCCACCTTCGCGAGCACTTCTATGATCTTCACTTGTGGCGCGATGCACTGTCCAAACACCGCGAGATTATACGGATTCTTTGGAGGTGCCTTTCGTCCGAGAGAGAGATCGATAGCTTCCTGTGCATCATTCCAAACCTTCTTCTGGCATTCCTCCAGCTCCAACCCCCTCTTCCTATCCCTAATATCCTTCGCCGCCAACAATTGCCTGCTTACCATATGCTGCGCCTTCCAGTGACGGCTGATCGTGGTCATGGTACCAGCCTCGCCCTTGAACCTCTTCGCGACATCCGAATAGGTTGCCCCCTCCAGAAGCATCATGTTCAGGCCACATTTTGGATGTAGCCGGATGTAATTGCAGGTTTTACAATTTTCTGGTGAGGCGGTTGGTCTGGGCATGGTTGGTAGGTCCGAGGGATAAGTATATATGTATGTAGGTAGTATGTATGTAATATGCAAGTAATCTCAAAGACAGGCCTGAAATTGGCCCTGGAAATCTCAGGAACTCAAGAAGAGCCAATCATCATGCTTTCCCCGATAGCTGGAAAGCCAACGGTAAAAGGCCCATGCCATATCGCGGCTTCTCAGAAGCGAACCAAGCCCGGCGTCCCTGCCATCGCCGATAGCATCTGCGTAGAGAACGCGAAGGGCTTCATTCAGCTCGATGTGGCCCCGATCAGAGCGGCGATTGCCGCCCTTCCTAGGAAGGTCTACTATGCCAGGATCGTCACCGAAATAGTCAATCTCGATGGCGATAAGTGCCCGATCACGAAATGGGTCTTCGAATCCGAGATGAAGAGCCCGGAGACCGGGGCAAGCATCGACACTCGCACAATGGCCGCCTTCCTGGATTCCAAGAACATCTCCGAAATCGAGATCTCGAAGGCCTGTGAAACGTGGGCGGATGAGATGGAAACTGAAGAGTTCATCGCGGCTCGCGAAGTCGCGAACCGGAAACGCGAAGCCGAATCAAAGAGATTCGCTCAGATCAACCATCACTGGGCAGACATGGAAGAGATGGAAAACGGCCATGCTCTTTCGGAAGAACGCGATCCCGCCAGCGTGTATCCGCGGGAGGGGCAATAGATGTCCTGCCCCCATTGCGGTGATCACGCTTTCGTCGCAAATCCCTATCCAGAAGAATCGCATTGTGATCATTGTGGAGCCTCGTTCTTTGGCTCCGACAAGGCGATCTTCGCCCCACACATCAAGCTCCATTGCAAGCGATGTGATCGGGCGTGGGGATACACCGGTGAGAAAACGTGGTCCCCTGACTATCCGGTATATACGTCTTGCCCACGTTGCAAGACGCTTGTGAGAATCGAGAAAAAGATCTGATCCTCACTCCCAGTACGACCCTGTCCAAACTCTTTTT